ATGCAGGATAACCCCATTCTGTCGCCAGAGCAAATTGCAGATGCAGAACGGTTGTATACCGGAGTCTTTTATAATCGCTATATCAAAGGGCTGTGGTGCGTTGCAGAAGGGCTGATTTATCCGATGTTTGACAAGGCGGTGCATGTCACCCACCATCCTGAGTTACAGCCTGGCGGTGATTATTACATTTCCTGCGACTACGGTACGCTGAACCCAACCAGTGCAGGGCTGTGGTACTTGCAACCAGACGGACACGCAATCCGCCTGCGAGAATATTATTATGACGGACGAAAGACCAAAACCCCCCGAACGGATGAAGAGCATTACGCAGCGTTGAAACAGCTTGCTGGAGACGTTGCCGACAAAGTTCGGGCAGTCATCGTTGACCCGTCCGCTGCATCCTTCATCGAGTGCATCCGGCGGCACGGGCTGCTTCGGGTCTGGCAGGCAGATAACAGCGTATTAAACGGCATCCGGGACACGTCCAGCTTGCTACAAATGCAATACCTGCACATCTGCGACAACTGCACAGACATCATTCGGGAATTTTCGTTGTATCGCTGGGATGAATCCGCCACAGAAGACCGCCCCATTAAAGAAAATGACCATGCCATGGACGATATGCGGTACTTTGTGCGTACTGCCATGACAAGAACGCTGAAAACCATCCGGAGGAGGTGATGCGATGATACAAGCAAATGAAATTGCGGCAGCTTTCGGGCTGCCTTGTTTATTGTCCGGTGATATGCAGACCGCCTTGCAACTCTGGGAGGACCTATACCAGAACCGTGCAAACTGGCAAAAAGAACGCGTGAAGCCGCTCCGGCTGCCGGCGATGATTGCACGAGAACTGAAACGGCTGGCATTGACGGAATTTGTACTGGATACGAAAGACACAGAATTGCAGCTGCCCCTACAGCATACCAAACAAATGCTGCGGCAGAAGCTGGATTACGGCATTGCATCCGGTGGGCTGCTGTTAAAGCCGTATTATCACAACGGGCTGCAAATTGATTTTGTGGCACAAAATCAGTATTTGCCAGTTCGCTATACAAACGATGCCTGCACGGCAGTGATTTGCCCAGAAGAACTGGTGCTGGAAAAGCGATGTTACACCCGTTTGGAGTTCCACCAGTTCGATGAACGGATACACACCCACACCATTCAGCAGCGGTGCTTCCGCTCCCCTACACCTGGCACGCTGGGGCTGGAATGTGATTTGACAGAAGTGCCACAATGGGCAAATCTGTTGCCGCAAAAAACATACTACGATGTATCCCAGCCGCTGTTTGCGATGTTCCAGATGCCAGAAGCAAACAACATCGACCCGACTTCACCGCTGGGGGTGTCTGCTTATGCGGACGCTGTGGATTTGATTCATGACGCAGATGTACACTGGGAACGGATTCTCTGGGAACTGGAATCTTCTGAACGGGCGATTGATGCCAGCGAGGATTTATTCCGCTTCCATCCGGGTACAAACCAGCCCATCCTGCCAAAAGGACGGGAACGGATGTATCACTGTCTGGAGAAAACCGGAACGGGTAACACCATTTTCAACACGTTTTCTCCTGAGGTTCGGGACACTTCCTATTTCAATGCCCTGAATCAGATTTTGCGGCGGATTGAATCGGCGGCTGGTCTGAGTTACGGCACGCTTTCCGAAGTTTCAGACGTTGAAAAGACTGCTGAAGAAATCAAAAGCAGTAAGCAGCGTTCCTTTGTGCGAGTGAGCGACATTCAGGGCAACTTGCAAGCCGCTCTGGAACAATTGCTGTACGGATTTCAGTACTATCGGGATTATTACGCAAACCGCCACACAAAGCCGGCAGAGATATCCTGCACGTTCGGTGATGGGGTTCTGGAAGACACAGACAAGGAATTTCAACGCCGCCTGCAAATGGTGCAGGCTCGTGTCTTGAAGCCGGAGCTGCTGTTGTCATGGTACTTTGGATGCGAGGAAGCAGAGGCGTTGCAGATGTTGCCCGAACAGCAGGACGCAGGCGGTTTATTTGACGGCGGTGCATTTTAATGCGGCAGCAGTACGAACCATCTGCTGACCGCATTATCGCCCTATATCAGCAGTTAGAGGATGACATTTTGTCAGCGGTCATTCGCAGAATCCTGAAAATGGGGTATGTTTCGGAGGCATCGAAGCATCAGCTGGAAGTCTTACAGGCTGCCGGCTTATTGTATGATGACATTGTGCAGCTGATTGCCGACCGCACAGATGCATGCACAGCACAGGTCAAAGCGTTGTTTGAAGATGCCGGCGTGCAGACAGTTGCCATTGACAACAGCCTGCACGAAGCTGCCGGAGCATTGCCCATTGACATCCGGCAGGACAGCAGCACCCGACAGGTGCTGGAAGCCGGATACAAAAAGACACTTGGCACGATGCAGAATCTGGTCAGCACGACCGCAACACAGACGCAGACCACATTTATTCAGACCTGTGACCGGATATATATGCAGGTGTCCTCCGGGGCATTCAGTTATCAGGAAGCAATCATGAACGCTCTGCGAGCCTTAGCGGATACAGGAGCAGAAGTTGTTTATCCAACCAAACACAAAGACCGCATGGATGTTGCTGTTCGGCGGTGTGTGTTGACGGGTGTCAGTCAGACAGCGGCAGCGGTTTCTTTACGACAAGCAGAAGATGCAGGCTGTTATCTCATGGAAATCACTGCACACAGCGGTGCAAGACCTGACCATGCAAAATGGCAGGGGCAGCTTGTTACAATAACCGGAAAAGATGCCGGAAAAATCATTGACGGGCTGCGAGTTTTTACCCTCTCTGAAATCGGCTATGGCAGCGGCGAAGGGTTCAAAGGTTGGAACTGCCACCACAACTGGCATGCTTATTATCCAGGGTTCAGCTCACCGAATTACACGCAAGAGGAACTGAAAAAGCTGGATGAACCTTGTATTTCGTACAACGGAAAATTGTACACGGAATATGAAGTCAGTCAGATGCAGCGAGCACAGGAACGAAGAGTCCGAGCCTGGAAGCGGCGTTGCATCACTGCACAGGAAAGCGTGAACAGTGCCACAGATGAAGCGACCAGAGCGACAGCACAAGCAGAATTTGACCGGTCAGCACGTTACCTGAAAAACAATGAAGCAAAGCTGAAAGACTTTTGCAGGCAAACCGAACAAGATCGTGACCGGTTCCGGGAACAGGTTCTTGGATTCAATCGGTCAACAGCACAAAAAGCCGTGCATGCAGCGAAGAAAAGTGGGTTGACTTCTGGCGGTAAGGATGGTATAATAAAAGAAAGCATGAATCGCCGGAATAAAAATATTGGTGAATTTTCTGAATTGAAAATTCCAATGCAGAAAAAGGCGATTTTAAATGTTTGTAAAAAGTACAATGTAGAAACAAGCGGTCTGAGGTTCAAGATTCAAAGAGATGAAAAAATGTTGTCCATGCCATTTTACGGTTCAACAGATTATGATGACATTGGACGAATCGACTTGTTTCCAAATGCCTTTACTGACGAAGAGCAACTTATACGAACAATCATCCACGAAAAATGCCATGTAAAACAATTGAAAAAGCATGGTAAAAAATATGCACAAGAGCATTTACAAGAAATGGAGAAACAAGCCTATCGTCTTGAAAGCCTTTATTACCACATTTTAAAAAAGAGGGTGTAAAACATGAGTTGGTTACAAAATTTAAAAAACATTTTGTCTGGTAAAAATCCTGGTGAATGCCCTTATTGTGGAAGCAAAGAAACGGATTTTTCTGTTACAACAATTTCGGATGATATGGGATATTGTGATGTTTGGTGCAACACTTGCAAGCGTGCATGCCATATATCAAGAATGAATACAGATGGATTCAAAATAGAAAAGAAGAAAATACCAGAAGGATTAAAATATTGTTAGATAATTTTTTTAAAAGCATCTCAATGAGATGCTTTTTTCATACTTAAATATCAGTTAAGCGGCTTTTAAACGGCGTTGGAAAGGAAGAAATTTGATGAAAAAGAAATGGATTGCGGTTCTGGCTGGACTTGCTTGCTGTGCGGTTGCCTTTACAGGGTGCAGAGAATCCACTCGTGCGAGATACAATGTACAAAAGCAAGCGGACTATTTTAATGTAGAACGAAGGCTGACAGTTATCAATGCCCGTTCTGATAAACCTGTGTTGGAGATGGTCGGCTATTTTTCTATTTCCAATAATGATGATAATGAACTTGTTGTCACACTGGAAACCGGACAAAACGAATACAAAGTTAACTATGTTTACCTGAACGAATGGACGATTTATACAGTTGAAGACATTAGCGGAGCACATGTTGACCCGTATCACTACGAAATCAACTTTTTACCGGAAATGATTCAGCCTTTTACAATTGTTTCTAAAGATTGAAACTGCTGTATGCCAGCACAATTCAAACATATAGAGCATCCGAAAGGGTGCTTTTTTCATGCCCGAAAGGAGAAAAATATGGAAACAAGCAAACCAGCAGAATTGAAAGATACAGTAAGTATGATGGGCAGCACAGACTATAAGGAACGCTTTAAGGCGGAGTATATACAGGTGGCTATCCGGTATCGAAAGCTGAAATGCATGCTTGCCAGATGGGACAAGGGAAAGCTAAACTTTTATCCAACTTGCCCGAGAAGCATTTATGATTTGCAGATTAGAGCGATGGCAGACTATATCACCGCTCTGGAAGCCCGTGCAGCAATCGAAAATATCATACTTTAATCATCGCCCCGACCATGGGCAAAAACTGGCGGAGGGTGGAAACCAAGAACAAACAAGCCTGTGGGTACGGCGTTCTTCTATCAGCAAATCAGCATCTGAGCAATCAGGTGCTATTTTTATACCAAAATTCAGAAAGGAGCAAGACCATGATTGACCAAAAGTTTTTAGAAAGCCTTGGTGTTACAGATGAAAGTACGGTGCAGAAGATTACCGAAACTTACACCGCTGACATCAAGGCAGAACAGGACGCTGCGACAGCCACCAAAACACAGCTGGATGAAGCCAACAAGACCATCCAATCTTACAAGGATATGGACATTGACGGCATCAAAGCCAGTGTGGAGGAATACAAGCAGAGGCTGACGCAGGCAGAAGCAGAGCGGGCAGCGTTTGAGTACCGCACAAAGATGAACCAGTATGTGAAAAAGCTGGGACTGAAAAACGATGTGTATGAAAAGCATGTCACGGATTTGCTGACCGAAAAGAATTTGCAATTCGATGGCGATACGCTCATCGGCGGTGACGATATTGTGAATGCGTTCCGGACATCCCACGAGGATGCCTTTGCACCAAATCCGCAGGAACGGGCAGCCGCTGCGACTTCCGGCAACCCACCAACCACGCTTTCCGGTGTGGAAACGGAATTTTACAAGATGAACCCAAATCTGAAACAGTAACAAGGAGGAAAATTTTATGCCACATATTGCACAGGAACGGTATTCGAGTTTGGTAGACGAAAAGCTGCGTGCGACACTTGTCACCAAGGACAACCTCATTTTCAACCCACGTTATGAAGGAAATCCGAAGGCTGGAAAGGTCAAAGTTCCAGTTCGGGACACCGAAGTAGAGGTGAAGAAGTACGACAAGCAGAAGGGTGCCGCCATCTCTGCCGGCTCTACCACCTACTTTGACATTAACATTGATACAGATGAAGCGGTCAATGAAATGATTGATGGTTTCGATGCACAGAGCGTTCCGGACGGTATCACTGCAGAACGGCTGGACAGTGCTGGTTACTCTCTGGGGCTGTCCATGGATACGAAATGCATCCGTGCTCTGGAAGAAACCGCAGGCATCACCATTGCAACTACAAAGACCGCCTGCACGGACAGCACTGCATACAAGCAGGTACTGGCAGCAAAGCGAACGCAGTCCCGTCTGGGCGTGCCGAACGATGGGAAGCGGTGGCTGATTGCATCTCCAGAATTCATGGAAGTGCTGCTGGCAGATGACCACTACATCCGGCAGGGCGATTTATCCCAGGAACTGGTACAGTCTGGCGTAGTCGGCAGAATCGCAGGGTATAACGTCTTTGAATCCAACAACACGATGTTCGAGGATACTACGATTGTTGGCGGCAAGAAGACCACCACAGAATTTATTTGCGGTCACCCGAACTGGTGCCACCGGGTGCAGGAATGGTCTGTTCCAGTCGCCATCAAAAACCTGACGAATGAATACATTGGTTCTTCTGCGGTGCAGGGTCGAAAGGTTTACGGCATCGGCATTTCGAAACCGCAGACCGTCTATGTGAAACGAACCGAGGTATAAGGATGGCAGTCTATGCAGATTTTCCATACTACCAAGACTTTTACTGTGGTACATCCATCACGGATGCGGCAGCATTTCGCACGGCTGCCGCCCGTGCATCGGATTATATCGACAATGTGACCTTCGGGCGGCTTGCCGGCAGCGTGCCGGAACCGTTTGCAGAACCTGTCAAAAAATGTGCGTGTGCGTTGGCAGAGGTATTTGAGTTGCAGCGACAGGTGTATGCCAGCACAGATGGCAGCGGTGCAAAAAAGTCCGAAACGCAGTACCATTACAGCGTGACATACAGCACGCCAGCGGAAACGCTGACGGCTCTGCTGAGCGGCAAAAGTGTTTCGGATTATCTGTACAGCATTTGTCTGCGGTATTTAGGACGCACAGGGCTGATGTATCGGGGGTGTGATTGATGTTCACAAATTGCAACGCAGTTACAATTTATCATCCAGAGGGGGCAGTCAATCACCGTCCTGTTTTTTGTCGACACGTCATCAAGAACGTGTACTGGGAAGAATCCATTGGCAGCCGACAGAACGGAAAAGAGGTGCAGCAGAGTGACAGCATTTACGTCTGCATTCCTGCATCGTCTGTAACAGATTATGTTCCAGCACGGGATGACCTGCTGTTTCGTGGCATTATTTCGGAAGAAAAAGAACTGCACGAAATACAGACGCTGCCAAACAAACACACCATTACAGCGGTTGCAGACTGCCGATATGGCTCTGCAGCGGTTCAGCACATCGAGGTGACAGCAAATTGATTACAGGTTTTAAGATTCGCATGCCGACTGCAAAAGATTTTTCCGACCGTCTGCAAAAAGCACAGAAGTTTGTAGACAGTGAGGTACTGCGAAAAAGCGACCCATACGTTCCGCTCAAGACTGGCATGCTGCGAGATTCTGGCGTTTTAGGAACGAAAATCGGCAGCGGCAGGATTCGCTACCTTGCCCCCTATGCACGCAAGCAATACTACAAAGGGCTTTCCACGGGCAAACGGGGGCGGTACTGGATGAAACGTGCGATGATGGCACATGGAGATGCTATTCAAAGAAGCACACAAAAAATATTGAACGGAGCGTGATATTGTGTCGATGATACAGGCAGTATGGGACTATTTTTCCACCTGTCCCCTGCTGGAAAATCAGCGAATTTTAGGAGTTGACCGGTTGGGCGTTGACCCAATCGAATACACCATTGACATTCTTCCCGGTGAGCAAATCGTAAAGCGGTATGTGGACGGTTCCAGCATCCGACAAATCGAACTGACATTTTCCAGCCGGGAACCGTATGGACGGGATGTCATACAAAACATCCAGAACTCTGAATTTTACGAAAAGTTCGCTGATTGGGTCGAGCAGAACGATGATGCCGGAATCTATCCGGACTTTGGCAAATGGAAAACAGTCAGAAGTATACAAGTGATTAGCAGCGGTTATGCAGTAGAGGTGACGGAAAAAACATCACGCTATCAAATCCAGCTGCGTATCACCTATTTACAATCATGGAGGTATTTCAAGAATGGGTAAAGGAATTGATAGTTTAAAGCTGAAAAAACGCTCCGAGAAGTTGGCATTTATGGAAGTGAAGATTGGAAGCACATCCAGCTATTGCCGCTTGGAAGGCTTTACAACACAGGCATTTAACGCAAATGCAAGCGAATACAACCGACAGTATGTAGACGAAGACACTGAACGAACAGACGTAAAGGGCTATTCGGAAAGCATCAACTATAACTTTGACCAGTATATCGGTCATCCGGCTCTGAGCGAAATTGTGAAGATCACCGAAAACGAACTGACTGGGACAGATGCAGTGCGAAATATCTTGACTGTGGATATGACGTCCAACACGTCCAACGGACAGTATGAGGCAACATTGAGAGCCTATGCGATTGTGCCGTCCAGCAATGGTGATTCTACAGACTGCATGACGTATTCCGGCGATTTCAAATCCAGAGGGACAAAAAGAGCGGTTAAGGTTACAATGGACGCAGATTTTGAAAATGCAACTATTGTGAGCAGTAGCACTGTTTCCAGTCAGAATGCAGAGGTGAAAAAGTAATCGATGCAGGATTTGTATACAGTTACCATCAATGGCACGAAACTGCATGTTGATGCAGAAGATGCAAGCTTTATGGAACGCTATCAAGCTGCTTATGATGCGATGTCTGCAAATCCTGCAGACACGCTGAACGACAATCCGGCAACAGTGATTCGGAAATACTGCCAGAGTTATCGTAATTTTTTTGATGCTCTCTTTGGCGATGGAACGGCTGCGGCTGTATTTGCAGGGATGCCGGACAACGCCAGAATGTACGATGAAGTTTTTACCGTGCTGATAAAAGCCATATTGGAACAGCGAATGGCGGCAGCACTGCGACTAACGGAGGCAGCGAAACGATATGTCCCACGAGAATTGGTATAACATCCTGACTGACCGCCTGCCGGGCAGTGTGGAAGTGAACGGAAAAACCTATCCAGTTCACACCAGCTTTCGGGATTGGATTTCCTTCTTTTTTCTGCATGAAGACGCAGACTTGACGGACATCGAAAAAGTCACACTTGCAATGAACTGGTATCGAAACACAATTCCGGGAAACAAAGCAGCCGCTTATCAGGCATTACAGGAATTTGCTGCCTGCGAACGTCTGCCAAAGTCCAAACGAAAAGCAACGGGAGTACGTTCCACTCCCGTTTTTTCGTATCTGCATGACAGCGTGTATTTGTTTTCTGACTTTTTGCGATACTATCAAATCAACTTGCAGACAACACCGCTGCACTGGTTTGCATTTAATGCATTATTTGAGGGATTACCGGAGAAAAGCAGCACGAAACAGCGGATCGCTTATCGATGTATCAATATCGGTCGCATCAAAGACAAGGAAGAACGGAAAAGGATTTTGCAGATTCAGCGTGCAATTGCGATTCCACAGAAGCCCATGACCGCAGCAGAGGTCGGCAGTTTATTTGGATAAGAGGTGAAAAAATGGCAGAAGAAAAAGCGTTGGTCTTTGACACTGGGATTGATAAAAGCGGATTAGAAAAGGGATTGGCAGAAATAGAAGAAGCGATCGCATCCACTGCTTCTAATTCTGAAAAAGACGCAGAAAAAGCGTTTGACAGCATGAAGTCCCGGGTTGCAAAGCTGGCAAATTCCTACAAAGAAGCCGGAATGACAGCATCCGATGCCATGAAAAAGGCATGGGAAGAAGTACGAGATGGTTCATCTTCTTTTCAAACCGCAGAAAGGAATGTGTCTGGATTTGCAGAGAAAGCAGAATCCGAATTACAGAATGTGGGCGAAATTGCAAGTAGAGCTTTTGACGAAGTGCCACAAAGTACAGAAAAAAGCCTTGAAACCGCCATGACATCCGTTGACGATTTTTCCGGCAAAGTGCAAAAAGTACTCGCTGCTGCCGGTCTGGCATACGGTGCGAAAGAGATTATAGATGTCGGCACGGATTATACCCGGGCGATGGGAAAGATTGCAGCTGCTGCCGGAGCAACTGCAGAAGAAATGGATGTCATGAGTAGCTCTATAAAAAACGTCTACAATAGCGGCATTGGGGAAAACTTGACAGAGGTTGCAGATGTTGCAGCAATGGTAAAGCAGCAATTTGGAGATATTGACGACAAGTCGCTTGAACAAATCACCCAGGATGCTATTACAATGTCAAGTGTTTTTGATTCTGATCTCAATGAAACTTTAAGAGGCGTTAATGCTCTTATGAGTAACATGGGGCTTACTGCGGAAGAGGCGTTTGATTATATCGCAAAGGGCACACAAAACGGACTTGACAAAAGCGGCGAGCTCTCTGATAATTTGGCGGAGTATTCGCAGATCTGGGAACAGGCTGGATTTTCCGCCGAAGAGATGTTTTCCATTTTGCAAAACGGTCTGGATAGCGGAGCGTATAATCTCGACAAAGTAAATGATTTTGTCAAAGAATTTACGATTTCTCTCTCTGATGGACGCATTGAAGAGAACCTCGACAGTTTCTCACTCGGTACACAAAATATTTTTAACGAGTGGAAAAATGGGAATGCGACACAAAAAGACGTTTTTCAGTCCGTCATAAGCGATTTATCAAACATGACGGATGAACAAGAGGCATTGACGCTTGCATCCAATACATGGAGTGCCCTTGGCGAGGACAACGCCATGAAAGTCATTACATCACTAAATAATGTAAATGACGCATATAGCAATGTGGAAGGCACGATGAAATCTGTCAATGATGTCAATTATGACAATTTGGCAACAAGGATGACCGCACTTAAACGCCAGTTTGAAACAGAAATCGTGGTGCCAGTTGCGGAAAAGTATTTACCAAAAATCGAAAAAGCAATTGATTATGTGTCAGAAAATCTTGATGAAGTCGTTGATCACGCAAAGCCGATTGCTGCCGGGATTGCAGCTGCATTTGCAGTCAAAAAAATTGTGGATTTTGGCACAACTACCGTCAACACGGTCAAAACAATCCAGACAGCTTTTAGACTCCTGAATACATCCAATCCGCTTGGTTGGATTGCTATCGGTGTCGGTGCTGTTGCAAGTGTAGCGACCGCCCTACTGGCAGATGCAAAAAAGAAATCACAGGAATGGAAAAATCACTTAGAAGATGTCCGAGAATCAGCTGCAAAAATCCCGGATGAAGTGCAAAAATCAATTGACAAAACAAACGAATGCACAAAAGCCTGGGAGGATATGCACCAACAAATCAGCAAAGATGGGCTTGTTGAGGATTCCGATTTTGAGGCGGTCAACAAGTTAAAGGAGTCTTTGATGGCTCTGGTCAACTCTGACGGCACGATCAAAGACGGTCAAGAGGAAAAGGTGCAAGATCTGATCAACAAAATCAATGAGTACAGCGATACCGGGCTTACTGTTGCGGACGGTCAAATTTTAAAAAATGATGAAGTTGTCAATAGTTACGGCAAAATTTCCGGCGCAATCGATGACGTCATTGAGAAACAACACGCACAAAATTATTTGGATATGCTGGGTGATGCATCAAAGCAGGCACAGCAAGAGAGACCTGCTCTCTTGCAGGCAGTTACAGAACAGAATCAGGAATTGCAAGCAAAAAAAGAAGAACGTCAACAGATAATTGACGAAATGGCACAATTTAAGCTTGACAATACTTATACATTGACAGACATCAATGGGAATTCGGAAAAAATTTGGAACGATTCCGAATCATCGAAAAAATACGATGAAATGCGGGAAAAACTGAATGGCGTAAACGACAGTATCCAGACGTTGAGCACAACATATCATGAAACAACCGTCCAGCTGGAAAAGGGTGCAGATGCGATGTCCGCTTATAAAGAGGCGGCAGAGGCATTTTCCAACGGTGATTTGGAAACCGTAACACAAAATTATAATGACTTGCAAAGCAATATATTGACTGCTGCGACAGCGACCGCCGAACAACTGAGGACGCAGGAAGAAGAATCACGAAATCATTATGAAACGCTGAAGCAAATGGCAGATGAAAACCCTGGGTCTGTACTTGCCGAAGATCTTGCAGAGGCAAAACGTCAAGCTGAAGAGGCGGCTGTGGAACTGGAAATCAAAACCGGAGAGCACGGCGAAAATGCCGGAAAGACGTTTTTGGATACCCTGGCATCATCCGGAATGAGCCAGGATGAAAAGCTTGATGCACTCAACCGGTACATCGAAGAACGGCTTAACAATGGTGACGATTTAAACAAAATCGCCCAAAATATCGGTCTTGACTATACAAGCGGATTTGCGGAAGGTATCACTGACAACATCTCCAGCGTGGAAGAGGCAGTAAAAGCACTTGGTCGAGCTGCTGAGGCACATCTTAGAGTAAGCATTGATTCCCACTCTCCGTCCCGTGTTGCCAAAGTCATCGGCGGTGACTGGGACGACGGCTTTGTTGCCGGGATTGAGGGTGGTATACCAGACGTGTCAATGGTATCTGCAAATATGGCGAACGCTGCCGTCTCTTCTACGCTGGGCATCATGAACGCCCAAGGTGCAGCAGCTGTTTCGGCGTACAGCCCCGTATTGCAACAGGCGTATGCAGCACCTGCAGCAGCAAGCACAGCAGCCGCTGTTCCGTCCAGTTCTCAACCGCAGGGCGACATCATCATTCCGATTAGCATTGGCGATGAAACGCTTGAAACGGTCGTTGTGAACGCCATAACCAGAGCCAATGCAAGCAGTGGGGGGTGGAGCGTGTGATAAAAATTGATACCATGACAGATGAGGGTATTATTAGTGTTGACCACTGTTATTTGCGAGTTGTAACAGATGGCGATAGCTGGGCAACGCCACCAAACCTGCAGCAAGCAACCATTGAACGAGTTGGAACGCAAATTGCCTTGAAAAAAGGCTCTGACGACATCCTCGTATTTACCGACAACGCACAAATCAAGCTGGATGGTGATGGACTGCCCGCAAATCGTGACGGATATGCAATTTTAGCCGGCTGTACTGCAGTTTACACCTTGATTGAAGATGAAACCGATTCCAATTATGGTTCGTTTCAAAACGGCGACAGCATCGTAATGAAAAGCAGCCACAAAGGATACTGCGTAGAGCAAAGCACTCGCAAAGAGTTCCGATGGTTTGCAGAGGGAGATGACGGCAAAAAAATCCGTGTATGGACAACGGTATATCAAAACTATTTGATTCGCAATGTCCTGCAAATGGATGTAACCTACAGTGAGGATGTCAACACCTATCAAAACGAGAGCGGCAAAACGATTTCTTACCCCGTCAGACTGGGAAAACGGAAAATAGAGTATAAAGTTGAGGCGGATTTGCAGGGGTTGGACATTCTGACAGAGATTTTTCAGCAGCCGGAAATCCTGTTGTTTTACAAGTCTGCATCAGATAGTCAAGAGCAATGCGGATATTTCCGCAAAACGTCCGATTTACAGATTACAACTGTCAGCCGCAACCCAAAATTTGACAATAACCCGTTTTTGTACCAGATGCAAAGTGAGAGTTCGGTTAGCTATTTTTATCCGCTGGATGACGGATTACAGCCGCATACTGGAGCATATGAGTTTTCCGTTAGCTTAGAGGAGGTGTAAACCATGGTGATTTACGAGCATGTAAAGGGCATTCTCTCCGTTCCCTGTTATCTGGATGACGGCGATTATGCCGGATATACAACGGACATTGCTTTTACCGATTCTGATATTATCCGGAATAGCTGTTCCATCAAATCCTCTGCCTGTGACAGCAGCACCTTTTCCCTTGGCAGCGTCCGCCCGGCGGAACTGTCCATTCAGCTGCACTTAGAGCAAGACGGCATCAATGCATATAACTTGTATGGTGCAAAAATCATTCTGTACAGCTGCTATCAAAAAGAGCCTAAGCCGTCAGATTGGATTTTCCGTGGAATGTTCTGGGTGACATCTGTATCCCGTAAAAAAACGCTGTACACGCTTCGGGCATCGGATGCCTTGGTATGGCTAAATAACAATTCCATTTCGTCCGGTTCTGGAAAAGTTGATGACGATGAAAGCGAAGTATCCAAAAAGCTGCGGGATAAGCTGGAAGGCTATGAGGGAGAAAGCGGTGGTGGCGGCGTTTATCCTTTACATGATATTGTAACGGATATTGTCACATGGACGAATGACATTCTGCAAAATATGATTGCGGAGAAACCGCTCGCTTATGAACCGATCGATTCCATTCCAAACAATAACCCCCAACTCGGAAATTCCTACAGCGGTTATACACTGATGCGAAAATCAGAAGAAGGAGAATCCAGAAATACCCGATACAGTGCTATTGATTATATCTCTGCCCTTGCAAAGCCGGCTTGTTCCTTTGTTTGTATGCGAAATGACCAGTATCAGAACAATGATTCACAAGTGCCTTTTTCTCTTGTCCCATTTGGCTTTTTTAAAGACAAAATCCGTGTCCCGTTTTCTGCCATTGCAAGAGATAGCTGTGATGTGGCATCGTATAACATCTATATTCAAAAGGTCTATTTTAAGACCTATGATGATACTGGATGGACAAATGCGAGGAAATACAAACCAATGCTGGGAAATGTAGAAATCGACCTGTCCAGCAATTGCTTTTTTGATGGAAGAAGAATGGAAACGGTTTTGAATTATCAAGAAGACTTTCCGGACGCAAACGACAAAAACGAATATCCAATTGTGGAAGCAGCAGCAAATTATCTGTTTCACAATGTGCTGCTGAAACCGTTTCAGCTAAAATGCTATCTGAAATTTGATGACATGGGACACTTCCCTAAGTTGGGGCAGCGAATTGAAATCGAATATCAGCCTGGGAAATGGGCAGAAAGTACCATTACAAACATGACCTGGAAGTTTCGTGGTGGATGGGAGTTTTCCTGCACCGGGAAGGACACCAGAGTGCTGGCACAGGCTGCAAAGCGGTCGTTGGCATTCAACTCCGAAAATGCATCCAAACGCCATGCGGACATTGTGGCAGCAAGTGCTAAAAAAATTGCTTTAGCGAAAGCAGACGAAGCTTGGAATTATGCTGACAAGAATGTATCAGATATACAAAATTTAGAAGATAACAAAGTTGAAAACGAAGAATTTAAAAACGCAATCAATGCCCTCTGGGATGCTATCAATAACTTGTAAGGGAGATGATACCATGCTAACAGCAAATCAAAAATACATCGACACGGCAAACATCAAGCATCTGCTCAGTGCCGGCGAAAAAAATGCCGATAAAATCCAGATTGCCGTTGACCGATACTATCACCAAACGGATTTATCTGATTGCCTGTTTACGCTACGAGCCGTCAACAGTGGTGGTGGGTTGGTTATGCAAAACCTTGAAAAAGAGGTCACAGAAAGCCAAATCATCTTAACATGGACGATTACAGAGGACTTTACAGCGGTGTCCGGTGAGTTGCTGCCGGAAATTGTCGGTCAAAAGGATGACACTGTTGTGATCAAATACGAAATGACCCCGATGGTCGTCCGTAACTCTATTTTGGAGCAGTACCACGGCGGTATTGATGCAATTGACAAGGCTTTGCGTGAGATGCAGTCCATTCTCTCACAAGCAGAGCAGTTGATTGCAAAAATGCCGATTATCAAAGGCGGCACATGGTGGCTGTACGATATTGCTACAGGCGATTATGTGGATTCTGGGTATCCGGCACAGGGTGACAAGGGCGATACTGGGGAGACAGGAGCAACCGGTGAAAAAGGTGACCCTGGCGAGCCTGGAGCACCCGGAGAAAAGGGAGAACGTGGCGAAAAAGGCGATACTGGTGAAACAGGAGAAAAAGGTGACACCGGAGCACCTGGCAAAGATGGCGTGAATGGAACTGATGGAAAAGATGGGGCAGATGGATTTTCTCCAATTGCCACGATTACCGAAACGGACACTGGAGCCATCATTACAATCACCGACAAAAACGGCACGACCACAGCGAACGTCAAAAACGGTACAAGCAGTGATTCCGCGATTTGGGGCGATTATACACCCGGATTGGACGGCGGTGCATCTGCAATGTATTGCACCGCAAAGCTGGTTACAGTAACAGGCAAGCAAACATGGCAGGTATTGCCGTCCATCAGCACGGTATCTCACAACGCTCTGGATATTGTATCGGACGGGCTGTTTGTGCTGGATTTGTCGCCGGACGTGGACACACTGAAAGAATCTGCCCACACGCATGATAACAAAGAATTTTTGGATGGAATTGAAACCTATCTGCATAGCACGTACTCGAAAGTAACAGCAGAGCGAGAGGCAGCGGACAACAGCCTTGCAACCCGTATCAAAGCCTTAGAGGATAGCGTTGGCGATCTATCTACAGCCCTTGCAGTGATGGTGGAGGTGTAACATGGCGGTGACAATTACAGAGCAGCTGACAAAGCTAAACCAACTGCGACAGCAGCTTGCAGCGAATCTGACCACAAAGGGCGTGACGGCAAGCACGACTGAAAAGTTTAATACTCTTGTCCCCAAGGTTCTGGAGATTTCCGGCGGTGAATCCCCCACCACAACCGTGCTGTATGATGCAACCCATCGGGACAAGGTATCTTTGCTTTACAACGGTACGATTTACAGCGTGGCAGATTTTACAGCGATTTACGCTGATTTTTGCAGTGAAAAAAATAGCTATGCCTTGAACTATGGAACATCTATTTTCGGATGGGATTATAGCTGCTATACCTGTTGCACGCTGCCGATCAGCGTGACAGCATCCACACAAATTGCAATCCGCTTTCTTTCTGGAAGCACGGAAGTCGGCATTTTACGCTTAGTACAATCCGACACCGGAACGGCTGCGGACATCCTTGCCAAAGCACAGACGGAAGGCAGTTATACGAACTTGCCTTTGCAGTGGCTGTACAGTGCGGACTATATCACAACGCTAACCCCCTGCGAGGGTGTAACGTCTGGCACATACTATTTGGTGTGGGTTGGTCGGAGTAATAACAGCCATCCGCTGATTCAGTCAATTACAATTTTGTAAAGGAGGAAACACAATGAATATTATTGAGGCAATGGAACAGCTGAAAGCAGGAAAAGCCATCCAAAGAACAGGCTGGGGCAACGCAAAAATTCAGGCAGTACAGCTGGAAAATGGACAGTATCAGATTTTTGCAAGTGGAGATTTGACCCCGGAAATGTTAGTGCTGCTTTCCGGCGACTATGAAACGAAAACGGAGGAAACCGAATGAAAGAATGGATTTGTGCAGCAGCCGGAACGGTCGGCGGTCTGATTGCAGGGCTGTTTGGCGGCTGGGATGCGGCGATGATGACCTTGCTGATTTTCATGATTGTAGATTATGCCACGGGATTGGCGGTTGGATGGTGTGGAAAATCCCCTAAAAGCAGCACGGGGGGACTATCTAGCAAAGTTGGCTGGAAGGGGCTTTTAAAGAAAGGTGTAGTGCTGCTGCTGGTTGTTGTGGCAGTTCGACTGGATGTTATGCTGGGGACATCGTATGTAAGAGATGCTGTTTGTATTGGGTTTTGCTGCAACGAATTACTTTCCATTATTGAAAATGCAGGACTGCTGGGCGTGCCATTGCCAGTAGCGTTGAAGAATGCAGTGGAACTGCTCCAGAAGAAAGAAAAATAGGAAGTCGAATCAGTCGAAAAAGTCCCTTGAATTAGTCGAATCAGTCGAAAAAACCGTCCGACAGCGGAAGGGCTGCCGGACGGCATTATGAAAGGATGATATTATGCCAGTCAATCATTATGATTATAACGATAGTACCCAACTTTTTCCACATTTCAATGCACGAGAATTTCGGTGCAGCTGCGGAAAATCTCATGAAACACTACTTGCATCTGAATTGGTTGACAAGCTGGAAGCCCTCTATACTGCCCTGAACTGTAGCAAAATCATTGTGACAAGCGGCTACCGTTGCCCGGAACACGATAAAGCTATAGGCGGTACGAGCAGCGGTCAGCATACCAAAGGCACTGCTGCAGATGTCTGCTGTTACGGGCAGGACGGGCAGCCGATCAGCAGCAAAACGGTATGCTGTAAGGCTCAGGATTTGGGCTTTACTGGTATTGCAAACATTACAAGTAGCTATCAGTATACGCATTTGGACGTGCGAACGTCCGGAAAATGGTATGGTGACGAAGTACATGGAAATGGGACTGTAACAGATGATTTTTACAAATATTTTGGCATTGCAAAAACACAGCTGCCATCTGGAAGCTTGGCAAAAGGGATTGACGTATCCTATGCACAGGGCGTAATTGACTGGGAAAAAGTAAAAGCATCCGGATTGGTGGATTTTGTGATTCTGCGGGCAGGCTACGGAAGGGAAACCACTCAGGTAGACACACAGTTTGAACGAAACTATGCTGCTTGTAAGTGTCTGGGTATCCCCTGCGGGGCGTACTGGTTTAGCTATGCGATGTCGGCGGACGAAGCAAAACGGGAAGCACAAGTGTTTTTGCAGACCATTAAAGGTAAATCGTTTGAGTATCCGGTTTATATGGATTTGGAGAACGAAAAACAATTTGCATTAGGCAAAGCTGCTTGCTCTGCAATAGTAGATGCATTTTTGAACACGCTGGAACAGGCTGGATATTTTGCCGGACTGTATTGCAGCACGTATTACTTAGATAATTACCTTTCAGATAGCATCAAAAGCCGCTATACGGTCTGGTGTGCCCAGTATGCAAGTAAATGCACGTATCAAAATCCATACGGCATTTGGCAATATAATGTAGCCGGCAGCACAGAGCATGATATTATTGGACAGAAAAGTATTTCTGGCATCGTTGGGGAATGTGATATGGATTACTGTTACACCGATTACCCGTCCATTATTAAGGCTGCCGGATTAAACGGATTCACGAAAACAACGCAGCCGACCGAGCCAGAACCAGAGCCAACACCCGAACCAGACACCGAAGAATCCACGCTACAGCAGATTCTGAAGCACGTGGCAAACATAGACGAAAAGCTGTAAATCCGAACCGTATCCAGAATAGAAATAGTGAAACCGCCTTACCGGACGACATCCGATAGGGCGGTATTTTTTTATTTTATGAGTGCTGCACGAATGAAAATAGCAAACGGCGTAACATAAAGTTTGTATAGTGTAGGACAAGGGGATATGTCACCGCCGA